GCCCTTCTTGTCGATCCCGGTGATGCTGCCGACCGACAGGCCGGTCTTGTTCGGGCTGGCGGCGAAGCTGAAGGTGATCTCCCAGTCGCCGGTGCCGCGTTTCCGGCCGCTGGCGCCCAGGAAGAGGACTTCGCCTTCGGAGAACCCGCCCCAGTCGGCGTTGTTCGTCTTGCCGGTCAGGGCGAAGAGCTTGCCCTTGTACTCGTTGGTGACCTTCTCGTCGGCGATGATGTGCGTCTCGGAGAAGCGGTAGACGGGGACGGTGATGTCCACCCCGGCCACGCCGTCCTTCGTGACGCCGATGCCCCCCTTGAAGTCGGGGGCCGTTTCGCCGCTCTTGGCATACTTGCCGGGCGTCGCCTTGCTCTGCGTGATGTGCTGGCTGCCCCCGCCGGTGTCGAAGCTGTAGGACGACTCGCCTTCCTCCAGCTCTTCGTCGGGCGGGTGGTACTGGACGGTGGCTTCCCACTGGGTCGGCCCGATGGGCTCCAAGCCGATCTCACCGCGCTCCAGGCCGTTGTGCGTGAGGGGCGCGTTCTGGCGCGCCGCCTGGGCGGCCAGGAGCTCGTTGTCCGTGCCCTTGACCAGGTAGAGCAACTCGATGGACAGCAGTTCTTCCGTGCCGTCGCCCTGGCCGGAGTCTTTCGCTGGGCGGCTGAGGTACTTCTCTTCGACGGTGATGGGCATCCGTGCCTCCTACTCGAACGTCGCCTCGTGATCCTCCAGCAGCCGCTTCACGTCGCGGGTGTTCTTTGCGGTCTGCTCGGAGGCAACGGCCGTGCGCTCCATTGCCGAGCCCGCCCCGAAGCCCGACAGGCCGGCCGCGGCGTTGAACGTCCCGCGGACCGACCGCTTGAGCTGGTCACCCAGCCCGCCGGCGGCCGCTTGAATGCGGCTCAACAGGTCTTCTGGCCCCTGGAGCTTGCCCGGGCCGGCGTCGGCGCCTTCCTTGGCCTCGCGCTTGCCCCGGGCGTCGGCCAGGGCCTGCTTCCACTCATCCCGCGCGGCGGCGAGTTCCTCTTCTGCCCCCTTCATGCGGTCGCGGTACTCATCCGCCATCGCATCACGCTTGGCCTGGTGGGCCTTGCCGATGTCCAGCAGGCGGGCCTGGTGGCGTTTTTCCTCGGCCTCGCGCTTCTGCTGGCGCTGCTGCTCCCGCTGAGCTACGGCCCGGGCCTGGTTGTCGTCGATCTTCGCGATCGCGTCGGCCTTCGCCTTGTCGATCCGGCCGTACTCGGCCTCGACGTTCACCGAGTCGTCGAACAGGCTCTTGATCCACGTCCACGCCTTCTGTGCCGCGGCGGACATCTCGTGCCAGGTCCTCTGGAAGAAGCCCACGAACCGGCTCCACGTCTTCGACAGGAAGCTGGTGGTCTCGATCCAGCCGATCTCCAGTCCGTGCCAGATCAGTTCGCCGAGGGCCAGCGCCCCGTACCACGTGCCGTAGACGAGCTTCAGGAACCCGTGCTTGAAGCCCAGCCACACGTCGAGCAGGGCCTGCACGCCGCGTTTCCACTCCATCTTGAGCGTCAGCCACAGGATCTTCGCCGCCAGGGCCAGGTCGCCCGCGGCCATCGCATCGCCGATGCCCTGCCAGGCGTCCAGGGCGTCGGCCTTCAGCACGGCGAACTTCCCGCCGAGCCAGTCGAGGGCCTTCCCGCCGGCCTGCGTCGAAGTCAGGAGGTACGCGCCGAGCGCCCCGACGGCCGTGATGACCATGCCGATGGGCGACAGCAACGTCGCCAGGACCGAGGCGGCGACACCGATGAGGCTGGAGAAGAGCGTGATCGCCTTGCCCACCGCGATCATCGCCACCCCGGCCGCGACGATGCCGGCGGCGAGCCTGGCCAGCGAGACGATCAACCCACGGTTCTGGCCGATCCACGTGATCGCCGAGGACGCCGACCGGGCGAGCCCGTCACCCAGGTCCGTCAGTGCCGGTGCCAAGGACGCGCCGACCTGGAAGACGACCATCTTGACCACCTTCCAGAGCTTGTCGAAGGCGTCGGTGAGGTCCTCGGCGGCCTTGGCGTCCTTGCCGCTCATCGTCAGCCCGAGCTTCCGGGCTTCCGCCTGCATAGCCTCGATGCCTGCGGCGCCGTTGGCGAACATGGGCAGCAGGTTCGTGCCCGTCCGGCCGAACAACGACATGGCGATCGCTGCCTTCTTCGTCGGATCCTCGATCCGCGAGATGGCCTCGGCCATCAGCTTGAACTGCTTTTCGGGCGAGAGGCCGTCGAGATCCTCGAACCGCAGGCCCAGGTCGGTCAGGGCGTCGACCGCCGTGGACAGGCCGCGGCCGGCGTCATAGATGGACCGCTGCATCTTGCGGAAGGCCATCTCCAGCGATTCGAACTCCGTGCCCGTCTGGCTGGCGACGAAGCGCAGCTCCGAGAGCGTCTCCACGCTCAGCCCGGTCCGCTTGGCCATTTTGGCGACCTGGTCGCCCATTGAGGCGAATGCCTTTGCCGCAACGACGGCCGGTGCGGCCAGCGCGCTGCCGACGGCGAAGATGCGGGTGCCCCATTGGGTCACACCCGCGCCGAAGGCCCTCAGTCGGGCCTGGGCGCGCTTGAGCCCAGCCGTGAGCTTGTCGCCAACGCCAAGTTCGACGTACGCCCGCCCGGCCTTGATGCCCGTCGTGTTCGCCACGGATCAGTCCTCGCAGGCCACGCGGATGTTCTCGCGGTCGATCGCGGCGATGAACCGCCACACGGCCCTGCGGGTGCCCGCCTTGCGGGTGTAGGCTTCCCCGCTGTCGGCCATGATCCGGCCGTTCGCGCGGACGGCGCGCCATCGCCAGCCGTCGCCGGCGCGGTAGATGCGGAATGTCGTGGTCGTGAATCGCGCGGGCTCGGGGGCCTGCTCGCGATCGGCTTCGGTCAGTGTATGTGCCATCGTTCACCTCACGGAGTTTGTCCAGAGCTTCGGGAACTTCGGCGCTTCCTTGGCCAGCGCCGGGCCCATGTAGGGCCTAGCCCGAATCCGTACGCGACGCTTGCGGCGACGGCGACGCAGGCCCTCGACCACGATCGACGTCCCGCCGTGCTCCAGGGCCGCCGGCGCGTCGCCCACTTTCTGGTTCAGCCGCATTGGGCCGACGACGACCGTCTTCCGCGCCGCGTCGTAGCCGAAGAAGATGAACCGCTTCAGCAGGCCGGAATGCGAACTGGGTGGGGAGCCCGGCGGCGATGTGCCTTTGCGCCGCCGGAGGCTGTGCTTCGCCGTGGTGCGGATGAAGGCGCCCGCCTTCGACAGGTTCTTCCGGTTGGCCGCGTCGGCCGCACGGATGACCTTCTTGCGGTCGAAGAACATGTCCAGGCTGACGGTCTTCATCCGCAGCATAACGGGACCTCCCGGGCGGTCAGGTGATCCCGGCCTGGCGCTTGGCCTGGGAGATCGTGTCCTTCACGACGTTGGTCTTGCCGGCCTCCTTCGCCGCGTCGCCGATCGCGACCTTCACATCCGCGCTGCCCGTGGCCTTCTCAACGCCGCGGACGACCGCGGCCAGCGCGACCTTCGCCCGGCCGGCGAAACGGGCGTCGACAATCCACCAGACGCCCAGGCCCACGGCAATCAGTGCGCCGACCAGAACCACCCACGGGTAGGTCTCGAATAGCACCCCGGCGGCGATTAGCACGCCCCCCCCGGCAGCCACGGCCAGGCCGAGAATCACGCGACCGGCCCAGATCGCCACGACGACACCCGCCAGCAGCGCCAGCGCGCCGATCATGCACAGCAGCACCGGTCCGCGCCGGACCACGTCCTGAATGCTCTCCATTCCGCCGCCGCTGAACGACCCGCCTCCGCCGTGAAGGGCAGTGTCATCATCGCGGAACTCCGGCAGCTTGAGGCCTTCCGCCTGGAACGGCTTGATGGCGGAGACCGTCTTGGCCGGGTCGCTTCCCCACGGCGGTGCGATCACGGTCGTCTCCCGGCGGTAGGTTCCGCCGTTGGCCTCGTAGGTCACGGCGGGCCGCACGGGGTCGATCTCGACCTTGCCGTCCTTTGCCGGGGCCGGGCCCACGGGGCCACGTTCGCCCGTTGGTCCGCGCACACCCTCGGGGCCGACACGCGCGTACACCGTACCGGTGTGCTCCTTCCCAGCGGCGTCCACCCACCGGCCCATACCGACGGGTACGTAGCGGAAGCGACCGTCCGTCGCGGGTGCGCTCTTGGTGACGCCCGCCTGGGGACCGTTCCACGCCTCACTGAATTTCGCCCACTGGCAGCCGACCGTCGCCAGCACGACCAGTACCAACAGAACCAGTGCGATCCATCTCATGGCTCTCGCTCCTTGCTGTTGTGCCCCGCCTTCCTGGCGGGGCCGTCCACGAAGACCGTCTTCAGAAGTCCGATGTTGTCCCTTGTCAGGGGAATGCCTTTGTTCTTTCTGCCGCCGCGCTCGTAGGGGTGGAGCTTGGCGGGGTCGATCATCTTGTTGCGGAACGCGCTGAGCGCCGCGGCCGCGATCGTCGCCGAGTGGTCCCAGAGCCGCCGATTGCGGCCCTCGGCCATCCAGAGCAGTTCGCGGATGGTCAGGGGGCCTGGGTCGGTTCCGACGAAGCCGGCAAGTTCCCAGACGAGTTGCCAAGGGCCGATAGGGCGGCTTCTGCGGCGCGTTCCAGCTCTGCGTCGGCCCTCGCGTCCAGAACGTCCTGGGCCCGGTCGATCAGCTTCCACGTCGCGTCGATCACCTTCCTGGCCCGCGCCCGGTCGCGCGGGCTCGGGGTAAAATCCGCCAGCTCCTCCAGGAAGGCCTTCGTCGCGCCATCGATCGCGTCGCCCGACATGGCCCGGCCGAACTGCTCATCCGTCACACCGGCCTCGTCGGCCTGCTCCTGGCAGACGACGTAGAGCACGTCCACCAGCAGGACCGGGTCGGCGATGAGGCGGTACAGCAGTCCGTTGTCGGGCTTCTCGCCCGCCCCGAGCGAAGTCGAGTGGGCGCCGCTGTCAGAAAGGTCGAGCAGGTCCACCTGAAGCAGGTCGCGGACCTTCTTGACGGCGTAGACGTTCAGCGTCAGCGACCACGTCCGGTCGGCGTTGTCCTTGAAGCTCCTCATGGCTTAGCTCCCGGGCACCGTGTACCAGGCCGTGAAGCTGGAGGGCTTCAGCGTGACGTTGACGGTAACCGCCTCTTCCAGCGGCTCGTTGCGGGTGAAGCTGGTCACCGAGCAGTTGCTCGCCAGCCCCTGATTGCCCGCCTCGTCGATCGCCCCGTCCAGGGCCACAATGGCGATCTCGGAAGCGTTCAGCCAGGCGTTCAGGATCGCGGTGAAGGCGGCGTCCGAGGGCTTCCAGAGCATCTCGAACTCGATCGTCGCCTCCTTCAGCGTCGCGGCCGTCGCCCGCCAGCCGCCGTTGGCGCGGGTGGTCACGTCGGCCTCGCCGTTCTCCTGCTGGAGGTTGACGTCTTTGGCGTTGTCGAGCTCCGTCCAGCCGGTGCCGTCGGGTGGGCCCGTCAGCGGCGTGGTCTTGTAGTACAGCTTGCAGTCCATCCCGAGCTTGAAGTTGTCGCTCATCGCTTAGGCCTCCTTGCCTGTCACACGAATCAGCCGGCCTGCGGCGCGGCCTGCATCTGGGCGAGCTTGTCGGCCATGTCGTCGCGCTCGGCCTGGAGCTCAGTGAGTTCCGCCTGCTGGGCGATGATTCGCCGGTCTATGTTCGCCAAGATGTGCTCGATGGCCGACGCATCAACCTCGCGCTGACGGACGTGGACCTCTCGAATCCGAAGCCGCTTGCCTTGCGGCGTGTCGATCACCTCAGTGACGGTCTGTTTCGCCATCTCGTCTGTCTCCTACCGCTTCGGATCGTGCCCGCACCAACCGGCGCGGATGACCCTGAAGCCGGCCTGCTTGACCTTGTTGCTGAAGTACGCGCACTCGCAGTGCGACACTGCGCATCCGTCCGGCGCGTGGCCGAATACGAACCACGGCGGGCTGATCCGCTCGAAGACGTGGCGCTTCACCCGCACCAGCCCCATGTGGATCGCCGACGGGTCCGCCCAAGTTTCCATGTGCGGGACAGCGTATTCACAGCCCACCACGTCTCCCTCGGCCGCGAGGAACGGCATGGCCGCGGCGCCCGGACGCATGTCGCGATCCATCAGGATGAAGTCCGTGATCTCCGGCGGGGCCTTGAGCACCAGCTCGCGAACCGACAGGTTCCGCGCGGCCGTCAGGTCCGTCCCGCACAGGGCCAGGACGTTCTCCGCTGGGAAGATGTTGTAAAGCCACGCCGCGGCTTCCCAGGTGATCGCGTGGTCCGGCCAGGTCAGGACGATCGCCCGCGCCTTCCTCGGATCGACCGACAGGTCCAGGCGCATCGTGCCCGGCGGCGCGGCGTCCGGGGCGGGGCCGGCGGTGCCCTTTTCCGGCGCGACCATGTTGTCTGGCTTCTTGTCCATGGGTGCCCCTCTCAGTGCAGCGCGTACCACGACCCGTTGCAGTAGACCTGGACCTTGGAGGTGCCAGAACACCACCGGAGTTGGCCGTT